AACCAAGAATCATAGATGGGGTGATTACTTTAACAAGGTAGGAAGTATCGTATCTGCAACAGGTGGCACATTTTCATACGCAGTAGCAGAGAATGAGATACCACCACCAGGATTATACAATGTGAAGATAGAATTGTCCAAGTCAGGTGCTAGGGAATCAACATTAAATAGACAGGAACTAATGATAGTTGAAGGTGCAACAGCATGATTGACGCAATAGGAAACCCAATTAATTACGACATTGAAGAAAACATGGTCAAGGAAGCCAAAGTGCCAATGGCAAAGATAGTAAGATCAGATTATCAGCGTGAACAGCCAATACAGGTCACCTTTGAACAGTTGATTAAATATCACGATAGAACACCACAATTACAAATAGCAGTATCATCATATTCAGAATTAATTACAGGAACAGAAATGAATGTCACCTGCAAGTCAGATAAGGCAACAGAAGTGTTAAACGAATGGATAAGAAATTCTAATTTTTATGACAAATTTGAAAACATGGTCACTACCTGTCTAATCACAGGAAACTCAATACTTGAGAAACTAGATGAGAATGACATACAAGATGTTGAGGAAGTGGATATGCAAACCATCATATCAAAGAAAAGAAACGAGTATGGTGAATTACAATACTATGAGCATAGAACAAATCATGGACAAACAGCAAAACTAGGTGAGGGCAAACTAGGCAAATTTATCGAATTTAATCTAACTAACTATTCTAAACAAGCATGGGGTAAATCATTATTCTATTCACTAGCCATTCCAAGAACAATAGGAAACAGAACAACAGCACCACTAATTGAAATCATGTGGGGTGTAGAGGACGCTATGTCAGCAATCATACTAAACAATGCATACCCAATTACTACAATTACATATCCAGGTGCAAGTGATCCGTATCTAGAAAAAGAGGCAGTAAGATGGCAAAAGTACAAGCCAGGTGACAAACGTGTTCAAAAGATAAAGCCTGAAATAGAGTTCTTTGAAACAGCAGGAAACAGCAAGTACACAGATTACATCAACCACTTAGAGAAAACCTTTGAGCTTGGTACGCAATTCCCACACGACATTATGACAGGTGATTTCACTAGCAGAGCCTCATCAGAAACAACAGATAATATTGTAATGAAAAGGGTAAGGGGTTATCAGAGATATTTGGCTAACAAACTAAAGGTAGAGTTATTTGACAACATACTAATGCAAAACGGATATGATCCAGAGGTAGAGGAATGTGAAGTAGCATTTACATCACAGAACATTATCGAGTTAGAAGTGGCACAGATTAAGGATCTTACTACACAGGGTATTATGACCAAAGGTGAATCAAGAGAATGGTTAAGAGTTAACACAGGAATGGAATTGCCTGATGATAAAGAAATTCAAGCTAATCAAGACGTACAAGCAACAGTAGCCAAAAACGCACAGGACATAAAACAAGAAAAATTTATCCAGGAAAACATGAAGCAAATATCACAAGTAAAAGCAACACCAAAAATAATGTGTAAGATGTGCAAGGAAGGACAACACGCACTATGCACCAAACGAAGATGTGAATGTCAATGACCGAGTTTGACGATTTGACTAAAAGAATCTTGGACAGATTAGATACCTTTGAAGAAAAAATAGAAAAACTATGTGAACGATTAATGAAGGTCGAATATGAATTGAATACTCATTTTAAGGAACAAGAAGATAAACAATCAAACAAAGACAGAAAATTCTATATTATCATAGCAGGTATGGGTATTACTTTTACAGCAGTAGAGGTATTACAAAACATATTATGACCAATTACGAGCTAGTCGGAGAAACAACAGGTGCAAAAGCACAAAACGTAGAGTGGTTTTCAACTGATCTTCAAATATATCTAAAACCTAAGCATTGTCATTTTGATATCGGTATAAGCAACAATTCAGATATTGAAGTGACTTTTGATGGTGGCTCAAATTGGGCTGATTTTACTAAGGGTAAGCAGTTAGAAGTAACAGAAGAATATCATATTATCTTGAAACCAGGCGATTTGTTTAATTTGAGAGCAACAGGTGGTTCAGGAACAACCGTTGATCATTGTACAGTTTACGCAGAAGTTTAATAATAGTTTAAATAAACCATTATAATTAATAATATCATAGCCGTCATGGGATATCTTGAGTTGTGGATTCTAGATACCTGAAAAAGATACCCATCTTAGGCTATCAAACCAAGACGCATTTCGTGAGAGTGCCATAGGCTTTGTTTCCTATCATTGAGGTTTGATATTTTACTTAATTTTTGTTGACCTTAAGGGTTTATATTGAACTTGTTTGGTAATAAAGGTATGAATACAACAAAAATTGATAGAACAATAGCAAATATTATGATTAAAAAAGGACAGTTTGAAGTTGAGGACAATGGTAAAATTGTAGCCTATACAACATGGATTGTAGTTGATGATTCATCAACAGAAGTTGCATTTATTGGTGAATCTAAATCAGATAAAAATACGATTGAATTTAGAAATCATATAGCCACAGTAATAGCAAAATATAGAAGAAAAGGTAAGGTAGTGAATCCATTTGCCTAAAATCCTTCCATGCCATACTTACAAAGCTAGAGTATTGGCAAGACAGTTAGACCAAAATGACTATTCCCCAATGAGGTGTAATAATTGATTCAGGATAACGAGTTTATCTGTGATGTTTGTTACAGAACATTTGACAAACTATACAGGATTCCTACTGATGGTGGACAATTCTGTGAAGATTGTCACGAAGAATTATAGACCGTTAAGCTTTATTTTAAGCTTAATGGTTACTATTACTTATTTTACTATATTATGATTAGCGTAGGCGTCCTATTCGTTATAGACTAAAAGAACGTAGATACGTCATTAGTCTATTAATTCTTATTATACCTAATACCAAGTTTAAATATTGAATTTACAGGCTTATACTTCCGTTAATGAAAGTGCCAAGATACGAGGTGTCGCACTCATTCCACGTATATCCAGAAATAATAATTTATACACTAAACAAGAATTAGAACGCTTTGATGGGGTTCAAGTGCCATTAAATTGGGAACATGATCCATCTAACGTTATTGGTTCTGTCACATTCCATTATAATCCAAGCCAAGAAACCGTCTATTATGAGGGGGTAATTACCAATGAAGCCTCTGCAAACGTAGCACGAAACAAATTATTATTTACTAGCATAGAAGCAACACCAACAGAAGTCACAGAAATCTGCAACGGTAATTCAGATTGTTTTGCTATGCCATTTGGATTACGCCCAGAAGGATTAGCATTAACTGAAACACCTGGTGTACCTGAAACATCTGTCAAGGTCATAGAGAATTACATCAAGGAATGTAATCACCATGAACTAGAGGCTAATGCAGTAAACAAAGTAGAAGGTGTCAGTACAACTGACTTTATCAACTTTAAGAATCAAATTATGGATCACCTACACGTTGAAGTATGTGATGATTGTGGCAAACTACACGCAAAAAAAAACTAGAAAAAGACGATACTAAAAAAGACGATAATGATTGGATTACCGTTAATGGTGTCCATATACCCATCAAACCAGGTCAAAACAAAGATGATGTTGTCAAGAATTTCATAGACAAACAAAAAGACAAAGAGCCAAAAAAAGACACACCAAAAAAAGATACAAAAGATACAAAAAATCAAGTAAAAACAAATTATTCTGAAACTGACAAGAAATTTTCATCACTTCTTGATTCTACTGATAAATTTGTTAGTGATAATGACCTTAGAAGTGAATTAGTTAAAAAATATAATATTGATTTATCAGGTGGATTTTCAATGAGAGATTATTTACGAGGTGCTTTTAATCATTATGCAATAGCACCTGTTAGTAGTGATCCTGAAAAATTAAGAAATGTTTGGGAAGAATTAGCAAATAAAAACCCTGAAATAAAAAAACAATGGAATGAAATGAAAGATAATGTTGATAAATCAAATAAATTAGGTAAAGAATTATTTGAAAACTCTGAATCATTTTTTAGAGGAACAAGTATAGATGAATTAGATAGTTATTTAGAAACAGGGAAAACAGGAATAAAAGATAGAGGTATGAAATATGATTTTACAGCAGTAACACCCGATAGTGAAATAGCCAATATTTATGAATCAGGTGTAATAATTGAATATGAAGGTGATGATGTAAGAAAACATGGTGAGCCTGTTGAATATGATATGTTTTTTAAAAAATTAGGAACAGAACACGAAACTAAAAAAAATGGTAAAATGGATTCATATTACATGGATCAAGCAGAAGTTAGAATGGATAAAACTATTCCGTTATCAGAATTAAAAATAAAATCAATTACAATAAAATCAGAAAACAAAGAACTTATTGATAGATATTCAAAATTAGGTAATGTGGTATTATCTAAAAGAGAAAGTATAGTAGAAAATAGTGATGATATTAGAGTAGTAAAAAAATATTATAAAAAATATGGAAAAACTGATGGTGATTTAAATCAATTAGCATATAGTTTAACAAGATGGTTAAATTGGGATTTAGAAAAAGCACTTAATTTACTAAAAAAAGTAAGTAATAACCAAGAATCTAAATGTCCTGATTGTGGTGAAGCTTGTTGGAAGGGCTACAAACAAATAGGTATGAAAGACAAAGATGGCAAACAAGTACCTAACTGTGTTCCAGAATCAACAGAAGATGTAGCCCTTAGTGGTGATCATAGCAGAGCAGATGTAGGCAAAAAGAAAAAGAAAAGATTTGAATTTGTAGAAGCAATAGACGATTCATGGCGTGAAGTAGAACATTATCTTATAGAAGATTCAACCAATAGTGGTCAAAAATCTGACACAGTAGGCAATCCAGAGTTTAAGGCATTTACACACTCATCATCATTTGTTGGTAATGTCCTATGGGATAGGGAATCAAGAGAAATGGACATACTGCTAAACGGTAACAAGTATCATTTCTGTAACGTATCAGAGAGGTTATTTGACTCATTTGAGGGTGCAAGTAGTAAGGGTGCATTTTTCAACAGGGAAATCAAAACCTTACATGATTGTTAGTCCTTATATAACCTACATTTAAAGAATTAGTTATGCCTTGCGACTGTAACAAAAAAACAGAAGCTGACGATAAAGAATGTCCAGAAGGACAATCTTTTGATGTATCACAAGGAAAATGTGTAGCTAAAGAATCTGCATTTGGTGATCCAAAAGCTGACTCTGCTATTGGCGATCTCGCTAGTAATGGATCAGATGTTGGTGACAAACAACAAGTAGAGGGCTGTCCAGAAGGACACGCAATCAATCCTGATTCAGGAATTTGTGAACCAGGTGCATCTGCTGACAAAACTGATGATATTGGTCAAACCAATACATCTATTGCAACAGAAAAGAAATTAGCTAGCATTGAAAAATCCCTAAAGGCTCTTGAAACTAGAAAACCAACAGCTCAAGTAGGTTTGGAAGATGGCGTTCATTCTTGGAAAACTGTTTCCGAGAACATGGCTCCATCACTTAGAAAATTCGGAAAATTCGAGTTTGACATTAGTTTGGAAAGCTTAAGATCCGTTAATACTAAACAAACTAAAGATAGAAGTGGAGCAATTACTGAATCATTCAGAGCTTCACCACTACAACTACAAGAAGCAGTATCTATTTCAGGTACACACGCAACACAAGACTTAGACACAGATGTTGCAGTTGTTCCTGGTGGTTTATCTTTTAGACCTGTATTTGAATTCGCTAAAGTGAAAAAAATCGAAGCAGGTATGGATAGAGCAAGATTCTTCAAGACAACAATCCCTGCTAACGGTTCACAAACTGTTGGTTCTACACCTTCACAAGCAACACAAACTTTCACAGCAATCGAAGTTACCCCTTCAACCATTACGGGTGTTTATCTCGTAGGTGACTTTGATGAAATTGAAAATTCCCCATTCGATTTGCTCCAAGCAATCGTTGAAGGAAGTGCAGCTTCATACGAAGATTTCGTAGCAACCGATATGTTGACAACCAAATCAGCAGAAGGAACTTTAACCCCTGGATTATGGATTCGAGCTGACACAGGAGCAACCATTACCTCAAGTAATGTAGCTTCCGTAGTCTTTGACGAAACTGCAATCGCAGTAGGTAGAGAGTATCTTGAAAATCAAGGATATCTTCGTGGTGGTATCAAACCTGTAGCTTTCTTACACCCTCAACAATGGAGACAGCTAATCACTTCAACAAACGTAACATCATTGGCAACTAGATCAGCACCTGACATTTGGCTCAAAGCAGAACTTGAGCAATTTATGGGTGTTCAATTAGTTGTTAGTAACGCAGTTGAATTGAAATCACAAACAAATGACGCATACAATGCAATCATTTGTATTCCAAAACACTCATACGGTATTGGAATTAAACGTGATGTAACTGTCAAAATGCACGAAGTCGGTGAAGATAATCAAGTTCGTGTAAATACAACTTGGAGAACAAACACAGGTGTGATAGACGCAACATCAATCGTTAGAGTTTCATCAACAGTTTAATCAGCTTAACTGATTATCTTTTTTTCCCTTTTTATTTAATTTATTAAACCTAAACTTATTAATAATCACCAATAATCTAACTATCTAATGACATGGAAAATAACAGCCATTTTAGCAATCCTGATAGTATCAGGTGTTGGAATGGCACAAGCAGAAGAATCAGTAGTTCATGTACCATTTGACTATCATGGTCAATCTTGTTGGCTAGAATCTGATACAATCTATCAATGTACCTGGGAAGGTGAAGTTGAGCCATTCACTTTAGAGGATCTTGAAAGATATGCTCACGTATTAACAGAAGAACAATACGCAGAGGAATATGCTAAACTCACAGCAGAACCAGAACCAGAAGTTGTTGTAGATGAAAGAACCCCAGAAGAAAAATTAATTGAGAAACTTCAATTAAAATTGTATAGGGGTGAAGCAGATGCAACAGAAGCTACACATCTTAGATTGTTAAAACAGTTAGATGAATGTCAAAGAGGTCTAGGCAATAGTGCAGCTATTCAAGACAGAACTTCATTTGTTATCTCTGAATTTACTCATGGTAAATACAATAACATTGAGATAAAAGGTCAAGTCGGAGATTTGTTAATGGCTATCCAAGAATGTCAAGCACAAAACACATTGGAATATTATGT